TGTTGACAAAAGTCCTGATAACCGATATACTAAGCAAGTACTTTGGTTACGGCCCCGTGGTGTAGCGGTTAACATGTCGCCCTGTCACGGCGAAGATCGTCAGTTCAAATCTGATCGGGGTCGCCATTTATGCCTCGGTAGCTCAGTTGGTAGAGCAACGGACTGAAAATCCGTGTGTCGACAGTTCGATTCTGTCCTGAGGCACCATTTGTATTCCATGCGGTTGTGGTGGAATGGCAGACACGCCATCTTGAGGGGGTGGTGAGCTAACGCTCGTGCGGGTTCAAGTCCCGCCAACCGCACCATTTCTATTTACCGTTTAACAGATTGTAACGCATTATAACAAACTGTAACGCAAACAGTAATTATCTAACAATTTAGAAAGTGAACAATAACAAATTGTAACGCATTGTAACGACAATTTGCCCCTTTTTTGCCCCTCTAAATTAGAAATATTTGCCCCTTTTATATGAGGATTATAAATGCCACTGTATATGATGCGGTGGCATATTTTTTATTTAACTATAGAATTAATTTATATTGCATTTCCAAGTCACTATGTTATAATCAAATTAAGAATAAAGTGTGTTGTAAAAATAAACCGCCAAAGCTAATAAGCCTAGGCGGTTTATTTTTTATTTGGCTGAAAGTATTTTTCCCATATTGGTAATTGCAGCATTAACTTCTTGCTGCATTTCATCAGTTACATGGGTGTAAATAGCAAGTGTAGTACGTGGTTCATGATGTCCTACCCTTTCCATAATTGCCTTTAAAGGTACATTAGATTCTGCCAATATACTTATGTGTGTGTGTCTAAATGTATGTGTGCTTACAGGTTTGTGAAAACCAAGTTTTTTAATAGTACGATTTACATAATGTAGATCATATGGTAAACCACCGTCAGTAACAAAGATATATCCTAAGTCAGCAAATTTAGATTTCCATAATCGCCTAGCTTGATTAGCGGTTATAAAGTGATTAATAATTTGTACGGCCCTTGCATCCAATTTTACTTTACGGATAGAATGGACATTCTTTGGTGGCAGTCGCATGGCAGGGTCAGAAAAGCTACCACGATTAGATAAAGTAGCGTTTACATCTATTTCAGCATTTTCTATATCATAGTCTTGAGTGCGTAACGCTACCATTTCACCGAATCTAAGACCAGTTAAAGATTGAAACTCACATAATAAGGATACATGATGATTGATAGTATTTAATTGCGATAGTAAATCTTTTAGTTCATCTTTAGTTAAAAATTTAGAGCGTTGTTTCTTGATGCGGTCAACATCAGCAACTGGCTTTTGCAATTCAATATTGTCTAAGAATGAAATATCACGAATATATTCCATACGTCTAGCATACTTTAATGATTGTCTAATAAGACTAAGGGCAAGTTTAGTATAATTGTAGGAATACTGGTAAGCAAATTTATCAAACGTGCTTTGGATAACGTATGGTGAAAGTTTAGATAGTAATATATCAGCAGGAAACCATTTCATAATCTGTTTGTGAAGATTATCCATACTATATTGTGTAGATGATTTTCTAAATGCACGCTTTGACTCCAAATATTCAGATACAACATCATTTAATGTCATATCTTTAGCAATATCTGTATTAGTGGCCAAGTCAATTTTCTTCTGTAGTTCAGCGTGCGCTAGTTTATATGCTTGTCTGCTATTACTAGTGTAAGTAACTGATACTCTTTTTGTTTTACCGCTATATGGATCTATATAGCGTTCTTGAAATTTATATTTAGTGATACCTGATTTGGTAGTTACAGTTTCACACCACATAAAAAATACCCCCTCGGCTAAAAAATGTATAATAAATAAACCTTAGAGGTATGGTATAATATAAATATGCGGTGTCTCTAAGGCATCAAGCCTCTATCTAGTAGCAGCTAGATAGGGGCATTTTTTTTATTTAGATGATAATTTATTTACAAGAAGAATAAAGGCTTTACTACGTAATCGCATAGGCCCAGCTGTATTATAAATATCAAAAGGCATCCAACTATCACCAGAGTTTAAAGAATAATAAGCATATTGTTCACCGATATATGGAGGAAGAATAACAGGCTTAGAATCAATAGTTACATGAGTAGTAAATACTTTACTAGGTGAAAGAGGTTTATAGTACCAAACTAAACTTGTACCTTTGATAGATTTTAAGTTTTCGAGTTCAGTAGATGGGTCAAAAATAAAAGATGCATCTGTTTCATTAACTGCAATAATAAAATCATCAGGACTATTGTATTTTAAATAAGCTGATGACATATCTATATATACAGCATGATCCATTAGAGCATAGACTAATTGGTAGCTTGGATTATCTAAAAGATGTTGTGGATATATAGCAGCAAATGCAGATGTATTAATTAATAAGAATGGAAATAATAAAGGTAATAATTTTAGCTTCATATTAATCACCATTAATGAATTAAATAGTTATATCATAGACCCTTATTCTATTTGTTGAGGATAAGGGTCATTATTTAGTTTAGTTATATCAACTTATTTCAACCCAGCTTGTGCTTTCATATCAACATGATTATTAGTAAATGAGATTTGCATATTAGATCCATCGCTATTTTGCCATTGATAGATTTTAAAAACAACTTCTCCAGATACTCCTTCAATAGCAGGCATTTTGCTTTCTGCTGAAGGTTGTCCAGGGTCTCCCATGATATCTTTGACCTGTTCGTATGTCATACCTGTTTGAATTTTATTGTATTTTTCCAAGGTATACTTATTGCTAGTTACACCTCCACAACCACTAGCAACTAAAGACGCTACAATTAAACCTGCTAATAATGCTTTTTTCATAATAAAATCTCCCATTTTAATAATGAAATATATAAAGGTTGCCATTGCAACTCGAACGGCCTATATAAGTGTTCTATGATTTTGTTGAGGTCAACAAAAAGGCATGAAATCTATAATACATGATGATAAAAGTCGATTTCTTCTAATACATCATCAGTAAGTTCTCTACGTCTTACCATATGTTCAATTAAATTAACATGATAATCAATATGGAAATCATCATTAATGATATGCAGTAATTCGTGTTTTATTTCGTTACGCATATCTTCAATAGACATATTTTTGCGAATATAAATATTATGTACACCTTCATCTTCCCCAGTTGATGAAATAGCTTTAACATTTGGAATATCACATTCAATAATATTAATAATCAAACTAACAACCCCTAATAGTATTATTTTTTATTTCTAGATTTGATAAATTCTATATAGTTTACCGCTTCTTGCATTTCTTCTTTAGAAATACCACGTGATGCGGAGAATAACATACGCATTTCTGGACGAGTGCGAAGCATTTCCGCATACTCTGCAGCTTCTGCATCTAAATAATAATCATCTGTTTGCTTAGAAAGAGTAGAAGTAGATCTTTGATGCGGTTCTTGCCAACCCATTAAATATGCTGGTGTAGTGTTTAATGCTTTTGCTAAAGGCTCAAGCACATCAATTGGCATATTTTCAATGTCACCATTTTCGTATCTATATATAGTGGCTCTATTTTTATTTAACATTTTAGCTAGTGCATCTGCAGTATATCCTAGCTCTAATCTGCGTTGTTTAATACGTTCTCCAATTCTCATGTGATAACCTCACTTTCTCTTTTGCTTACATAATACAATATAATTCGCAAAAATGCAACAAATATTTCTAAATAAAATATAAAATCGCATAAAATGCGAAAAATGTTGTTGACATGCAATTTATAATGGGGTAATATCTAGATAAAGGAAGTCGCACATAAGCGACAAATAGGAGAAAGGGGGAATGAAAATGGTGAATATCAGAAAATTAAAAGCAAAATTGGTGGAAAAAGATATTTCTATTATTCAGTTGGCTAACATCCTTGGTATTGATAGATCAACAGTTTATAGAAAACTCAATAAATCTGGGGAAAATTTTACTGTAAAAGATGTCGAAAAAATTGCTAAGGCACTTTCTCTAACATACGATGATATTAATATTATTTTTTTTACCAATATAGTCGCATAATATGCGACAACATAAGGAGGTAATACAAATGAAACAGGAGGAAGGAAAAGTAAAATGCCCCAAATGTAATACAGAAGTAATAGATGGAAATTTCTGTGAACATTGTGGGGCAAAATTAAAAGCCATATGTGATTGTTGGGTTTTAAAGAAAAAATACAATTGTGGTTTTGATACATGCAAAGGTTATAACCTGCATATTGAACTATTTAATAGAAAAGGAACATAAAATGAAAGACATATTACTTCAAGTATGGATGAATGGGAGTGCAATTGCTAGTTGTTACTTTTGGCATGAGAGGAACGAACCATTTGGAATGTTAAAGCTAATCCTGGCAATTTTAAATGTGATTCTAGCTTTGCTGCTTCTAGTAATAGTTCATTAGAAATAGTTTTAAATTCTCGAATGTAATTTTGTGGAGCAGAATCAAAACCGAAATTATTATCTTCATATTCTAGCATATCAAGATATGCACGATAAAAAGCAGGGTAATTTTTCAAAACAAGAGGCCCGTAGTATTGCATGTTATTACTTAGCAAATCAAGGAAGTAATCTCTTTGTTCTCGGCCTATGGGGATATATTGGGGGTCAAACATATAACCACGATACAAAGACTGAATAAATGGAACATATGCCTTTTCATATCTAAGTTTTTTATATGCATCTTGTGATCTATTAGAAGCCAATTTTGTGCCGAGGTAATGAGAAATATAAATTGAAACTAAAGGAATAATATAGTTTAACCATGTTTGATAACCATCCATTATAATGGCCTCCTTTTGAGATGAGCATAAAATGAGGGGGATTTATTTAGTAGAGGTAATACATATGAAAGAAATTCAAAGGACATTAAAAAATTATATTTTAAAGCGTTTAGATACAAAGAATGGGATTAGATCTAGTAAAGATATTCCAGAATTAATCTATGCATACATTGAATTAGAACATGCACAACAAGGCATGGATAATAGACCGGAAGTAATGTCAAAGATTGAAGTAGATAAAGCTGGTGTAAAAATTCAAGGCAAAAAAATTAATGTAAATCAGAATTGCCAAGAGGCACAAATAAAAGAAGAGCCTTGTGATGCCAAGGCTCAAATTATAGAAATTATTACTAATGAGATAGGTAAACCAACAAGACCTACTGCCGCTGAAATTCTTCAAACGCTTTTAAAATAGCTTTGTTATTTTCCAAAATGATTGAAGAGATTATGGCTGGGGTAATAGAAAAAATTATTCTATTAGATACGGCAGCAAAAGTTTTAATAAGAAGTTTTTCATTATCAGATAGAGTAGTAGCTAAATCTGGATAGTCAACAGTTAAATTATAAATTGCTTTTGAGATTTCATCAGATGTGTCTAATCTATCTAATATTTCTTTGGTAATAGCATTGATTTCATCAATATTAAGTCCAATATCTTTTGTCATAAGTTTTACCTCTATTTTAAGAGTTCATATTTCTTAAAGTTGCGGTTATAGATAGCAAAGTAATTTGCGTATCAGCATCAACCGCTACATATGGGAAAAATTTATTAGGCGTTAAAAATGTAACATTTCTTAACACTGGGGGTAATTGATTAATAAGACTTGTGTTAGATAACTCAATGGTTGAGAAATCAACATCTATAAAATCAATAAAAAGATTTTCTTGATTCTGCGTTATATCAGCAAAATAAGCAGTTAAAGATGATCCAGATAAATCAGGAGCTACTGCTTGAAGTAAATATTCAAGAGTAAAGACGTCTAAACGTTTTGATGAACGTAAAGATTTGGATAATGCTGGAATACATGGGTGATTATCTAAAAAGCTTAATGTATTACAAGTTATTAGATCACCATCAAGCTTACATAAGAATTGTATTTCATAGTTTTCATCATAACTTAAAGCTGTAATAAGAGCAGTTTCAAGCAGCTGCAATTCTTTAATAGTTTTTGTAATCATATTTTCACCTCCTTTCATTAAAGGATAAAAGTGATAGGATATTGGGATTTCGTGGATGGGTTATTGGTAATGCTCCTCACCATCTATGCGTTGCACCTTACAAAGTACACAGAGCATTTCCTTTGTCTTGGCTCATGGTTGTCCTGTTGGAGCAGGAGATTCCATGAATTACCCCAATTTGCAATTAGTAATTACTTACTAATGGGACGTGTACACATCCTTTGCTTTAAAATCATCAAGAACCTGTTGAATAAGATTTGTACCTTTAGATAGTCCAAGTGCATGGGAGCCCCAAGCTTCTGCTTGTGCAACCATAGATTTTCTTACTGGAGAATCCATATCCTCCATAATTCTTGTTGCGGCAGTTTTCATAAATTCAGTACTTCTATTAAAATCTTTTAATTTAGGTGTAATCACCAGAATGTTATCGTAAAGGCTTTTTATCCCTTACATCTACTTGTTACCAAGTAGTTCAGCATATCTCATTATCCTATCACTGCTTGAATTATAACAACAACTTATTAATAAAGATGAAACAAATGTGAAAAGAATGTTAAAGGAGAATATCAAAATAAAATGGGGCGAAAGAAAAAGATTAAACAACAACCAATATATTACAAAAGATACTTACATAATGATGGTGGATATATGGCAATTAAAGTAGAGCCAATTCATCATAAAAAACATTTGATAGAACATAACATATTAACAATAAGGGGATAACTATGGATACTATTAAACCTAAATATGTACCAATCAGTACATTGGCCAAGATATGGGGCCGTAGCAAAATGTATATTTACAGAAGAATTGACATGATCCGTAAGGAGGGTAAGTTCAATGAAATCTGTATGCAACTTGGACCACAACAAACATTGGTCCATGTAGATAAATTTGAGATGTGGATGCGTTCACAACATTTGAAATGGTTAAAAGCATAGGAGTAGTAAATATGGATAAGTTCATTACAGCAATACAGTGGTTATTTGGTGTCATTGTATTTGGATTATATGGTGGCATTGAATTTGCACAGTCATGGGGCGATGTTCTTTTTAATGTAGTTAATATAGCAGCATATTCTATTGGGATTTATTTGCTACAAAAAGCCAAACGATTATGGCTATATAACAAGAAAATTAAGGAAATAAAAAGGAAGCAGCATGCAGCAATTAGACAGTTGGGAGTTACTACCATATCTAAATAAACGAAGGGATGATTTAAATAAGGCCCTTACGATTGCCAAAGAGCGTGGCATAGAACTGGCGGCCGCAGAACGAAAATACCGGGTAGAGAAACGAAAGGCCATATTACTGGCAAAACATAACGGAGAAAAAGTATCTCTGATCATGGAACTGGTAAATGGAGATGAGATTATAAGCCAATTACGGTATGAACGTGATGTGGCTAAAACACTCTATGCCAGTGCAACAGAAGCTATTAATATATACAAACTTGATTGCAGACTGGTAGAAGCGCAGATTGCCAGAGATTGGGATAAAAATGTTTAAAAGAACGCCATTAAGGGCAAAGGCAAGATTGATTTCAAAAAAGCCGTTAAGCAAGAAAAGTAAAAGGCAAAAAAGAAATGATGGAGAAATGGAAAAAATGCGGCCGAAAGTCGTAGAGCGGGACCATGGGAAGTGCATCCTATGCGGGTCCCCTTATGAAGAAGTCCATCATATCCGATACCGGTCAGCCGGCGGAAGAAATAATATAGAAAATCTATGCTGCCTGTGTTGGCATTGCCATAGAATTAAAATTCATGCTGGATCACATCCAAGAGAATACAGAAAAGTTTTACAAACAATATTAAAAGAAAGGCATGGATATGAGTACTAAATGGTATGAGAAAGCACTAAATAATACATGCCCGGAATGTAAAAAAGCAATCAAGCATGCTGTAGTATGTCATAGACATAAACAGTTGATATGCATGGATTGCTGCAGTAATTGCCAATACCTAACAAAGTCTCAAGGTGATTGGCATTGTAATTTTGACAAAGAAAAATGACCGTGTCGGGAAACACGGCCATTAAAGTTATGTGATAACTAAAACCTTACATGTTTAGTATATCACGCATAATGGGAAAAGTCTAGTAAAATAGCGGTTTTATAGCTATTTTGTGAGACTAGATAGATACATTAACAACTCAACATAAGGTGATAACTAAATGAGAAGAAGAACAACAATTAAATCTAAAAACATGATGGAAATATCTGATCATGTTACAGGAAATTCATACTATGGCAAATCGGGTAAGAAAGTGAGGAGTGAAAGAAAACAGGTAACGCCGGAAGTCATAAGAAAGAATAACCTTAGAATGGCGGAAAAGCAATTGCGGTTATTAATAGATATGAATTTCAAGGCAGATGATTATTATCTGACACTCACATTTAAGAATGAGGAGGATGAATCAGAAGCCAAAGATAAAATTAGGAAATTTTTCAGGAAGGTCCGGGAATTATTTCAGAAGGCAGAACAAACCTGTAAATACATTTACGTAATGGAAAAGCAAGGGCGCATACATTTCCATGCATTGCTTTCAAGAGGTGTGGAGTTAACCACTAAATTATTGAAGAAACTATGGCCACATGGATACACCAAGATTGAGTATTACAGAGGTGAAGCAGAAGATGCCATAGGATTGGCAAAGTATTTTATGAAAGAACGGAAATCTGATATTGCCCATCATGATGCCCAGATAAGAAAGAAATGGGTATCAAGTACTAACCTGGAAAAGCCGGAGGTAAAGAAAAAGATATTAAAGGCTACAGAGTGGAGAAAGGATATCAGAGTACCAAATGGATATTACCTTGATAAAGACAGCGTGTATGAGGGAATTAATAATTACGGATTCCCATTCAGAACATACAGGCTAATTAGGTTACCAGATTGGAGGGGAGAGCGTGAAAAGAGAAAATCGACTAAGGCCCTGTCCGTTTTGCGGGAATAAACGTATGAGGATTATGACAGGGATAAAAGTAGGATTAAAACATCATATGGTGGCATGTGATAAATGTGGAGCCGTTACTCATTTTGAAGAGTGGCCAATGTACTTAGATTGTGAAAAGGCATGGAATAAAAGGGCGGATAATTAATGGAAAACAAATATAGAGGAATAGTATTTATTCCTAGAACAACAGGAGAAGCAATCATAAATGCATATGCAATGAATGCATGGAATGATACAGGGAAATACATATATTTTACAGAAGCTGGAATATCTGTAGGGATACATACTACAGATGATGGAATATACACAAATTCATTTATGGATGTAGCTATATGTGCTGCATGGCTAAATGGAGAAATATCAGTTACTGAATTAGAAGAAGTAGATGGCATCTATACAAATAGCATAAAGGAGAAAAAATGAACACGGTTAATTTAATGGGTAATCTAGCGAGAGACCCAGAAGTAAGATATACAAAGACTGGTAGAGCGGTAGCAACATTTACAGTAGCTGCAAGTAATACCTATATTGATGCTAATACAAAGGAAGCAAAGGAACAGACGGCATTTGTAAATTGTGTAGCATGGGGAACCTTAGCAGAAGAAATAGGGACTTTGCGAAAGGGAAATAAATGTTTGGTACAAGGCAGAATTCAAACACGATCATATGAAACTCAAAATGGCGAAAAGCGATATGTAACAGAAGTGGTCGCAAGTTTTGTAGGGGCCACATTAAATGGTGGACATAATGAACCATCGAACTTTGATAACTTCAATGATGATGAACAAATACCCTTTTGATAAGGGCAATGCAGAGACATTGCCAATGGAAAAGAAACGAAATAAAGCCCTAGAAAGGGCGGAAAGGTTGATGCGGTAATGGCAAGACCAAAGGATATGTTTTTAAAAGCTAAAACATGTAAGCATGCAGTAAAGTTTACAGGCAATCAAGGATTGTTTGTAAGAACTACTTGTAAGTGCCCAAATAAATTAATGCTGCCGGTGCCGGATAAAAGAGGAATTAGAGTAAAAGTACCTTATATCATGGCCAAGAAGTGCATAAATTGTAAGGGATATATAGATGCTAGAAAAGTAAAGGAGAAAAGAAAATGAGGTATACAATAACAAAATTTAAAATGGAAAGCGGTAAATTTGATATTACTTATACGAAATACGTACAAGGAATGGATGAGCAGCATTCTTTGAAATCGTATGAAAAGCCAAGACCAGAATTCAAGGAAGCACATGTCACAATGAAAGCATTATTACTATCCAAGTTTGGAGCATTTAAATTTGCTCAAAACATGGTAGCTGTATCCGGAATTGAATTTAGATATGGTGGTAAAGATTTCTTCCCAGATGAAGTATCTGGTATTAAAGTAAAGGGATATCTACGTAACAAAGAAAGCGAAGTATGTGTATTTAGCACTAAATGGCTAGATGTTAATAAGGACTTAGCCGAAGACATTAATCTAGTTCTAGGTGAAATTGAAGCATACATTGAAGGAAAACGTGCGCAAGCCAACTTATTTGATGAAGAACAACAAGCCAATGGTAATACTCACACTAGTGATGCGGAGATTATTGGTGAAGATGATGATTTAGATATGGATGATGCGGATGATATCGCACCATATGAAAACAGTCCATTTAATAGAGCAGCGAGGGGATTAAATTAATGAGTAAGAAGCTTATCTATGTAGCCCATCCTTATGGTGGGAAGAAAAGCAATAGAGAAAAGATAGATGTAATCATGGGGGATTTAGTTTTAAATGATACCAGTCATGACTATGTTTCTCCAATTCATAACTTTGGATATGTATATCTGACTGGTGATGATTACCAAAGGGGATTAGATATTTGTTTAAGTCTACTTGGACAGTGTGACATTTTAGTGTTGTGCCCAGAATGGGAATCTAGTCGTGGTTGTAAAGGTGAATTTGAATATGCTCAAAAGCATGGTAAGGCTATATTCAAACTAGATGAATGGAAGGCATTAAATAGAATATGAATATATGGGGGCTATTCGATAGTGGCAATAGTTGCTATAAGAAAGCTGTATATGAATATAATTCTCAATGGGGGGGCAACACCATATTACAAGCATAGGTATAGATAGAGAAAATAAAAATAGTGATTTTATAAATCAAGATTTAGCTATCAATACTTTGTTTGATGATAAAGCTTTGTTTGATAAGTTAGACATGTTGGATAGGCCAGATGTAATTCTAGCCTCTCCACCATGTGAGAGTTGGAGTATTGCAAGCGCCATGAAAAATGGAAATGCATGCTGGAAGAAAGAATTTAATACAGCAACATCATTATTTGGAGATATTCAAGCATCAAGCAAATTTACTATAAGAGAGCATAGGGATTATGAAAGGTATCAATATAAATATAGGAAATCATTTCTTACCAGAATAAATGGTGAAATGTGTACATATAATATGGTGCAGATCATAGAGAGATATAAACCAAAGATATTTATCATAGAGAACCCTATGCAATCTAGAATATGGGAATATTTAGAGGATGTAATAGGATTTAAATTACCACATAAGAATAGAACTTATTACAGTGATTATGGTTATATCATTCAAAAGCCAACAATTTTTGCAAGTAATATAAATCTTGGCTTACGGAATAATAAAACTGCTACAAAGTTAGCATTTAAAGATATTAAATCCAATGGGAATGGTCGTTATAATGAGAGGTCCAATATACCCAATGAATTAATCTTTGACATGATAAGAAAATGTGAAAGGAAGCTTAATGAAAGTAGAATTATTTAATGATAATTTTCAGAACTACAAAAGGTATGGCATACCCAAGGCACAACTTGTAATAGCTGATATTCCCTATAATTTAGGGGGGGGCAGCATATGCAAGTAATCCTATGTGGTATATAGGTGGCGATAATAAAAACGGTGAAAGTAAGAAAGCAGGAAAGGCATTCTTTAATACAGATCATAATTTCAATATTGCAGAATACTTTCATTTCTGTAATCGCCTATTAAAGAAAGAGCCAAAAGAGAGGGGCAAGGCTCCATGTATGATTGTGTTCTGTAGCTATGAACAGCAAGCGATGGTAATTGAATATGCCAAGAAACATGGGTTCAAGAATTATATACCAATCTCTTTCATCAAGAATTATTCAGCACAGGCATTAAAAGCTAATATGCGTGTCGTTGGTGCTACAGAATATGCATTGATTTTATATAGGGGAAAATTACCGAAATTTAATAATAATCACAAGATGATATTTAACTGGTTTGAATGGCGTAGGGATAACAAAAACATCATTCCTAAAATCCATCCAACACAAAAGCCTGTATCAGTATTAAAGAGATTGATAGAAATCTTTACTGATGAAGGTGATGTAGTAATAGATCCTGTGGCAGGTAGTGGTGCAACATTAAGAGCCGCTATGGAGTTAGGACGTAGTGCATATGGGTTTGAAATATCAAAAGACTTCTATAGTAAGGCGAAATCAGAAATGTTAAGCGATGTAAAAACACAAACAAGTTTAATGGAATTTTGCAAATAAAAGGAATATACGATGTCATTTTACAGATGGAAAGTATCAATTGATGAAGCAAGTCAAAATATTAAAGAATGGCGTAGATATTGTCAGTTAAGTCAAAGTACATGTGCAAGTTATATAGGCATTGCATTAAATACATATCGGTATAAGGAGAAGAGACCGAATCTATTTACATTTGAAGAGCAACTGAAGCTAGTTAATTGTATCAGTAATAGATGTAGAGAAATGGGTGTAGCAAATCAAGTAACCTGGCATAGAGTATTCAATAATGGGTGTGCATTATGTAGGGAGAGTAAAAAGAATGAAAGTAAAAGATCTATTTATTAGATATTTTTTAAAATTAGGGGTGAACATCAATGCTAGTTAAAGATAAAGAACAGTATTGCTGGTATTTTTATGGTGATGTTGGAAATCCACAAGATAGCATCGAGCAAGCAATTGATGACTATTTAGATTTTTTTGGTTGTTACTGTTGGGATGAAAATTTTGATGTTGAATATTTAGAGCAAGACACATTGAATGATAACGTTGAAGTTGGACACCCTTATTACTACGTTCCAGAAGTAGATGGAAAACGTGTGATTTATGATCTTCTTGATAATGACTTACCTGAAGAATTAGCTGAATGTGATTTTGAATATTTTAAAGGGGTAAAGAAAGAACATATAAGTGAATTAAGCGAAAAACTAACAGAGGTATTTCAAAAATGGGAAAAATCAAACGGACTAAATAACAGGGTATATTGTGTTAAAGAAACTAAAATGTATCGAATTGGTGATTATATAGATACTAATGGCGATTATATATAGGAGCAAACTATGCAAATGAAATGTCATAGGTGTGATAGATTATTCACACCAGTAGGTTCAGAAAAGCATTGTCCTGATTGTATAGCAGGCAAGCCAATACCAAAGAAGAGAACAGTAGCTGAGATAAGGGCAGAAATAAAAGCGAAGCGTGATGCGGAAGAAGCAAAGAAATATAAGTACGAACGGTATTGTATATGTTGCGGTAAGAAATTCTATACAAATAAAACCAACCGAGTAATATGCAGTGATTATGATTGTGAAGAGAAAATGCGTATAGAACGGTTGCAAACTAATAGAGCAAGATATAGGGCGAATACAAAACAGAAAAGAGCCAAATAAGGTGGCATAAGGGGCTGTAAGATATGACGGAAGAGGAAATGCAAAAGAAGTTAGGAAAGCATTTATTCTTAAAGAATATAACTATTCCTAATATAACAATGCATGGCGATGGGAAAGGGGAATATGAAGCAGATTTAATCTACTTCAGCCTTAAAGCAAGAGTTGTTACTGAAATAGAAATCAAGGTAAGTATTCAAGATTTCAGAGCAGATTTTAAGAAGAAAAGATATCATGATCATTTACATGTAGGATATTTGTATTATGCAGTACCACAAGACCTGTATGAAGACCATAAGGATGAAATAGAAAGCCTATTAGGTGATGCGGGATTAATAGTGGTCAATATATCTAATAATAAAAGAGAAGATGCTAGATATATTAAAAGGGCAAAGAAGCGCAAAGATGTAAAGGCATTAAATGAAAGTGAAGTTATTAACTATTTAAGGATTGGTTGTATGAAGTGGGTGAATCGATGAAACTAAATAATGAATTCAAAAAGTATATTGTAGATGTTTGTAATTATATTGACATTATGTTTTCTATCGTATTAATTAGCGTGGTAATAAAAGGTATATTTTATACATTTACAGATAATGATTGGTTAATAGTTGGAGGTGCAACTGCAGGAGTATTATTCTGGCCAAGTAAAATATATATTGCTAAATGGTTACATGTAGATTGGAAGAATGATTAATGGATACAATGAAATGCATTAATAATAATATAACTGCTCAATTAAGAGGGGAAAAGATAAGAAATCTTAATTGGGATAAAGTGGCAAAACATATTGTAGAATATGGACCTAATATAATGGTATATGCTGGGATTAATGAAGACTGGGATAATACATGTGGAGCTATATATGATCATGGGGAAGTAATTAATGATGATGCCTATGTAACTAGTACATGGGGGACACCAAGCATCTTTACATATGTAGAAGGAAAAAACAAAAAGATTGATGGTGGGGATGAATACTTTATATATGCAGATGAACATATATATGATTGGACAGAATCAGCGTTGAAAATCGTACAAGGGAAATAGTACAAAGTGCTTGATGCGGGAGGTAGCCATTGACTGAACAGGAATTAATAAGACAAATAACGACTATTGCAGCTAAAACAGCAATAGAAGAATATAGAAAGGAAATAAGTAGGAATGAAAAGGAAACAATAGATACTCTTAGACATAATACAATGAAGCTATTCAAACACTACAATAAGTTAAAAACATATGTAGAGAATAGTATATCTGACTCCTCACAAGCCAAAGACTTATGGCTAGACAAGCTGTTAGGGGAGATGTTTGATGATGACAGTAAAGTGATGGTTAAGTCAATCATAAGAAGCAAGGAACAAACAGAACTCATGATGCGGCATATAGATAATATGATTGATATCTATGATGAGCGTTGCAAATGTCGTAGAGTGAATTATTGTGATTGTGTTAGACGGTATTATATTAACGGTGAACAATTGAAAGATATTGGTAACTCGCTAGATCCTAATGTAGATGAGCGAACAGTACAACGCTATATCAAAAAAGGGTTAGAAGAGATGTCTATTCTGTTATGGGGATTAACAGGAATAAAAAGTAAATTGTCGTAAAAGTGTCGTGGACGTGTCGTAAAGATAAAGATATAATGATAGTGTAAATAAATATGGACTGAAGAAGAAATAAAGGCACCCACAATAATTAGTGGGTGCTTTTTATGTGGAGATGCAAATGAAAAGAGCAAGGCATGAATGTAGGTATCCTGGATGTCATGAATTAACGACAGATAGATATTGTGAAAAGCATAAAGTTAAACAAGATAATACAAGACTATCTGCACATGCTAGAGGATATACCTCTAAATGGGATAAAGCTAGGAAAGTATTTCTTGCGGAACATCCAACATGTGAATGTGCTGAATGCAAGGCATCAGGCAATCCATTGGCAGCAAATGTAGTGGATCATATCATTCCTCATAGAGGAGATATGAAATTGTTTTGGGATAGAAACAATTGGCAAGCCATGAATAAACGCTGTCATGATAAGAAAACAGCAAGAGAGAATGGCGGTTTTGGTAATATGGTTAAACGATAATGATAAATAGTGAGAATACCCCCCTATTTAAAAATGTTTGAACCTTGAAAAACCAGACCGTGTGGCTCCTTTCTTCGTAAAAAGTTCGTGAAATAAACTATTTCTGAGAAACAAAAATCTTATAGGCAATGAAAAGAGGTGAAAAAGTAGTGGGCCGAAATGCGAAACCTATAGATTTAATAATGGCTGATGGGAATAAACGACATTTAACAAAAGCCGAAATTGAACATAGAAAAAACACAGAAATACGTTTTGGAAATGATAAATTAGTATGTCCAAAACATATAAAAAATAACAAAAATGCGTATGCAAAATGGAAAGAATTAATACGTCTTTATAAAGATTTTAATTTTGTAGCATCCGGAGATATTGGGATGCTAGGCCGCTACTGTATGGCCTATAGTGAATATCTGGATTTAATTGAACGAAGAGCGATAATCAACCAATTATCAATTAATATTGAAGAACATTATTATATTGAAAAAGAGTTGAAAGATGAAGGAGTTCCTGAAAAACGAATTGAGAAGATGATAGAGAAGTACGAATTTATCTTATCAATAGGTGGACTCATTGCACTTGATAAAGCAATCAATGCAAAGATGGATGCATTGGTTAAAATGGAAGATAGGTTATTCTTGAATCCATTGGCTAAAATTAAAAACGTACCTAAGAAACCACCAGAGGAAGAAAAAACAGAATTAGATCAGAATGGATTTGGTGATATATGACAATAAAGGAAGAGTTAATACAATATGCTAAAGACTGTATTAATGACACCAAGCATTGTTGCCAGAAACATAGATGGGCATGTGAAAGATTTCTGAGAGATATAAGCCGTGAAGGAACGGATGAATTCCCTTATATCTTTGATGATGCAAAAGCAGAGAGATTTTATAAATGGGCAAGTTTACATAAGCATACTAAAGGCGTGCTAGTAAATACGCCCATTATTTTTACGCCAATACAGCGCTTTATATTTGGTAACATTTATGGATGGGTTCATAAAGATACTGGGTACAGAAGATTTACAAAAGCATATTGGCAAGTAGGAAGAAAAAATGCAAAATCTCAATCATTAGGTCTAGTTGGTGATTATGAATTAATGGCACTTGGTGAAGATAATTCAGAAGTTTATATTGGTGCGACTAAAACACTCCAGGCAAAAATCATTTACAATGAAGTATTGGCAATGCTTAAAAAATCAAGTGCTTTGTTTAAAGGAAAATGGAAAGAAGCATATAGTACGATTGTACATATTAAAAGTAATTCAATAATGCGTGCATTATCTAAAGATGATGGAAAAACTGGTGATGGTTTAAATCCACAATGTGGACTGATTGATGAATATCATGCGCATCCAACAGATGAAATATTGGAAGTTATTAAGACAGGAATGATTGCACGACGCCAACCTTTATTGTTTATTATTACAACAGCCGGTAATAATTTAGGTGGGCCTTGCTACAGAATTGAATATCCATTAGTAAGTCAAATCTTAAATCCGGATATCGAATTTGATATTCCGGATTATTTTTGTATGGTGAATGAATTAGACCGAGATGAAGAAGGGAATCTGATCGATGATATAAACGATGAAGAGTGCTGGATAAAAGCCAATCCAATTGCAGCTACATATGAGGTAGGATTAAAGAATATCAGAAGTAATTATATGTCAGCGATAAAGAGCCCAGAAAAGATGGTGTCATTTATGACTAAGAATATGAATATATGGGTTAAACAATCAGCGCAGTCATATATTGATATGGCAAAATGGAAGGCACGAGGAAGATTAAATGAGGACTTTGAAAATGATTTAGGAATATCACTGTATGGATATGATGTATATGTAGGTATTGATGTATCAAAAACAATTGACCTTACAGCTGCTGGGATAGTAATCCCGGTATATATTAATAATAGTAAGAAATTTATTACTTTAGCACATGGTTTTATACCGGAAGAAACAGTACAAACAAAAGAACGAACAGATAAAATCCCATATAGACTATGGAGTGAAAGAGGATGGCTAACAATTACTCCAGGTGAAATTGTTGATTATCGATTTATGACTAAATGGATTGAAGAAACATTAAATAAATATGGATTAAATATTAAAGATGTTTGTTATGATCCATATAATGCTACTCACTATACACAAGAATTAGAGTCAAATAAAGGATGGGGAATTGTAGAAATCAGGCAAGGTATTATTACATTGTCAGAACCTACAAAGTCGTTCAGAGCAGAAACATATCAAGGCAATATATTGCACCCAACTAATGATTTATTAGATTGGGCAATTAGTAATGCTGTAACAAAAGTTGATGCTCAAGAAAATATTATGTTAGATAAGGCAAAAAGTACTGAACGTATTGACCCAATAGCAGCCATAATAAATGCATACACAAGGGCAAAAGTAGCAGCTGATGATGATTTAAGTGAATACATAATGAGTGATGAGTTTAGTCTATAGGAGTCGTAATGAAATACATAAAAATAATAGGAAGTATAATTGATGACCTGCTATTTACAATAGGGGCCATCTTTTTTTGCATCGGAGGATTTATGATCCATACGATAGTAGGTATATATAGTATTGCGTTGGCATCCTGTGTACTTGGGTACATAATTGGAACGGCGTATCATGTTGAAAGAAAAGGAACGAGGGATAGACCATATGGAGAATAGGAAAGGAGATATAACAATTGATACTAAGAAAGTTCATTGAAAAAAGGGATGGCTACATGCAACCTAATCATGTTGATGCGGATTCAATTATAGATTTCTTAGGAACATCAACAAATAAATTTATGCGGGTAAGTGATGTTATAAAAAACTCAAATGTATTTGCCTGTGTCAGCATCTTGGCAGATGATTTAGCAAAACTCCCAATCCATACATATTATGGAGATGGAGATAGAACAAAAGGGATGAAACATCCTGTAGCAGAATTGTTATATACAAGGCCTAACCATTTAATGAGTGCATTTACATTGAAACAAACATTACAAATGCATGTGGGATTGTATGGAAATGCCTTTGCATTTATTGACTGGGGAAATGATGGATTTCCCAAAGCAATATGGCCATTAGAACCATCATCTACTGTTCCATATTTGGATGTAAAAACTGGGCGATTAACATATCAAACACAAACATTACAAGGTGAAACAATAACATTACAACCATCTGATGTACTGCATTTCAAAACAATGGCTAGAGATGGCATTGTAGGCAAAGCACCATGGAGAACATTGGTTGATGAATTACGAGGGCAGAATTCAACGAAAGAATTTATCAGCAATTTCTACAAAAATGGAACACTAGTGTCCGGTGTATTGCAGACAGATTCAAAAATCAATCAAGAAGCAAAGGATAAGTTGAGAAAAGATTTTGCAAGCCGGTATGCAAGTCCAGATAATGCTGGTAAAACAGTTGTATTGGATATGGGCTTAAAATTTCAGACCATAGGTATGCAGCTTGATCAAGCACAATTTATTGAGACGCAAAAATTTGGGATTAATGAGGTGGCTAAAGTGTATCGGGTGCCGCCTCATAAATTAGCACAACTAGATAGAGCAACCTATGCAAATGCGGAAGCAATGGGGCTTGAATATATCAAGTCAACACTGCTTCCTATTTTTATGCAATGGGAACAAGAACTAAACTACAAACTATTTACCAAAATAGAACGGCAACAATATTATGTAAAGTTTAATGCTGATGCGGAACTTCGAGGAGATAGTAAATCTAGAGCCGAATACTACACAAAGATGATTCAGACTGGGGTATACACACTAAATGAAGTGAGAGCCATGGAAGAGCAAAAGCCTATGAATGATGGCATGGGTGATAAGCATTTTATATCTCTAAATTATACGACTACCGATAATTTGGAGAAATTACAACTGGCAAAAATTAAAGCTGGTGAAGACTTAACAGTGAAAGGAGGTGAGGGGAATGGACAAGGAACGGAGAACACTTCAGACCAAGATAGAAATCCGGAAGGTGGAGAATGATAACGGTGAGTTACCATATATCGAAGGTTATGCATTGAAGTTTGGAACCCGGTCAGAAAATATGGGTGGCTTTGTGGAAATGTTATCTAAAAACTGTTTGGATAATACAGACATGAATAATGTTGTTGCTTTGTATAACCATGATGAAAGTTATCCATTGGCACGTAATACTGTGCCATCAGGGGCGGGGTCATTGGAGCTTAAAGTTGATGACACTGGTTTGTATTTTAGATTAACACCAACGGAAACAACATATGCAAAAGATTTAATTACAAATCTTGATGCGGGTGTTGTAGGACAATGCTCATTTGCATTTTCATTGGCTCCAAGTGGTTCTGAATGGATATGGGATGAAGATGATAAGGTATACATTCGAACAATTACGGCGATCAAACGCTTATGGGATGTTTCGATTGTTACGACACCGGCATATCCAGATACAGAAGCAGATACGGCAAAACGTGATTTGGAAGAGTTCAAAAAGACTCAACAAAATGAACTAGATGAAGTTCGAAAACGTAAATTAGCAATTGAATTAGAATTATTGGAGGGATAAACCATGAACGAAAAAGAACGTGAATTACGCCAAAAGATGGCAGCAAAAAATGAAGAAATCCGTAGCCTAATGAATGAAGGCAAACTGGATGATGCGGAGCAAGCAACAGAAGAATTGCGCCGCTTAAAACGTGAATTACAGGTAGAAATTACATTGGGTGAAAACAGTGTAGATACTGTACCACCAGAAGCACGTCAACATCAAAATCATGATAATGATATTGATGTAAATCAAATCATGGCTCGTGCTTTACGTGGCAATCAATTGTCTAAAGAAGAAAATGAAGTATTGGTGCGTGCTAGCACACTGAATGAAGGAACTGGAAAAGATGGTGGGTTTATTGTTCCTAAAGATGTACAGACAGCCATTAATGAATTGAAAAGAACATTAAATCCATTGGATGAATTAGTACGTGTTGAAAAGGTTGCCACTATGAGTGGTGAGCGAACTTATGAAAAGCTTTCCACTATGACCGCATTCCCAAATGTAGCTGAACTATCAAACATTGCAAATTTGGAAACTCCAGAATTCAATCGTGTTGAATACAAAGTTCAAAAATATGCAGGTATTTTACCAATTTCTAGTGAACTATTAGCAGATACAGACCAAAACTTATTGAACTATTTGTATCGTTGGTTGGCTAAAAAGGATACGATTACACGTAATACAGAAATCGCTAAATTAATTAATACGCTTACGAAAAAACCAATTACAGGTATTGATGGATTAAAAGACATTTTAAATGTTGACTTAGATCCAGCAATTGCATTGACATCCATCCTTTTAACTAACCAAGATGGGTATAATTACCTTGATAAATTGAAAGATACACAAGGTCATTATTTATTGCAACCGAACCCATTAAATCCAACTGAAAAGATGTTAAGTGGTAAAGTGGTTAAAGTGGTAAGTAATAAGGTATTACCTACAGATACTAGCGGTAGCGGCAAAAATGCACCGGTAATTATTGGGGATTTAACAGAAGCAATTACATTGTTTGACCGTGAAGCGATTACTTTGTTAGGTACAAATATTGGTGGCAATGCGTTTGTAACAGATGGTTACAATATCCGTGGTACACTTCGTTTTGATACAAAAATTGTAGATAATGAAGCAGCTGTATTTGGTCAATTGAAATTGGCATAAGGTAATTATTATGCAAAAGTTACTGGATGATGTAAAAGAATATTTACGGGTAGACAGTAATGATGAAAATACAGTAATTGAAAATTATATTGAAGCAGCAAAAACATATATAGAAAACGGCACAGGAAAAGCATTTGATGAACATAATAGTCAAATGCTTTTAGTCGTTAAGATGTTATGTGGGCATTGGTATGATAACCGAAATGTAGTAGGCGGTGGTGGTGAACTACCGTTTACTATTACTTCATTATTACTGCAGATTGAACATAAGAAAGAGGGGGTAACAAATGAAAGTAAGAGTATTACATCCAACAATCATTGATAACCAATGGCTTCAAATTGATGACGTAGTAGAAGTAGAAAATGAAAAAGCGCAACCATATGTAGAAACAGGTCTAATTGAAGTTATTGATGATGCGGGAATTACTCCACCGAATGCTAAAACTGGTGGTGAAGAAAATCCACCAGAAGGAAATCCACCAGAAGGAAATCCAAATCCACCAAATGAGGATAATGATGGTGATGAAAATCCACCAGACGAAGATGGGGGTAAAGATTCCAAGTCCGGAAAAGGTAAATAATCATGTTACGGATTGGATCTATGAAGAACCGTATAGAAATATTACGGCAGACCATAGAGCCGGATGGACAAGGTGGGTTTAAAAAAGAAAAACCACGTAGAATTGCCACGGTATGGGCCGCTATTTTAAAACCAAGATTTTGGGATGGTGATAGTGGGAAAGGCCCTACTACAGCAATTACACAAGGTATACAGATACGACCGTTAAAAGCAATTGATACTGATTGTATTATTAGGTACCGTAATACAAATTATGAAATACTAGACATAGAGTATAATACGGACTCTTATATATTGACATGTCAAGCAATAAAGAAACGGTAGGCAATCATGGCATTTGTAAAAGCTGATATATCTAATGCTACTTATAAAGCAATGCGAGATATTCACAATTATAATTCTGAAACACAAGAACGAATTAAAGAAGTAACAAGGAATAAAACGCATGAAGTATTAACTGTGGCAATTCAATTGGCACCTTATAGAGCCGGTAAATTTAAAGGGACAATAAGGGAAGAAATTAAAACACATAGTCAAGGTATCTATGGACGGGTATTCACAAATTCACCAGTAGCACATTTAATTGAATTTGGAACAAAGGGGCATGTAGTAATGCCTAAAAAGAAAAAAGCATTAGCTCCAGGAGCGGCTGGATGGTTTATGACTAATGCTACAATTCCTGCAATATCTGCAAAGCCATTTATGAAACCGGCTATGGATAAGGTTCGTCCAACGATTGAGGGTGCAATTAAGGTGGCAATAAAGAAATGAAGATAAAAACTATTCCATTTAATGCTGTACAAAAAGCATTTTATAAATTGCTGTCAGAAGGACAGACGGCTCCTGTATATGATCGTATCCCTGCAGGGGATGAAGAAATGCCGTATATTTGGTTGGGTGAGTTTCATGGTGTACCTGTGGAAGATAATAAAACACATGCAGTACATAGAATTAGCCAGCAAATAGATATATGGAGCAATCAACCTGGTAAAAAAGAAGTTAATGAAATTCTAAATGATGTAGCTACATTAGTTAGACATTATCAATTACCACTTGAAGGGTTTAAACAGGTTGGTGATGCTCATATATCTTTATATCAGGCAATAGGGGAACGATACGAAGATAAGACTAGTGCTTATCATGGAATCATGATGATTGAATACACAATTGAAGAAATTGATTAGGAGGTAATTAATATGGCATTAACACAAGAGCAAATTACAGCACTACCAGTGGCACCTAGTGATACAAAGGCGGTAGCTGGTAAAGATACGTTATTGTATATTGCATCTAAACAAACACCATTAACATGGTTATTGGTTGGGGGTCAAAAGAATTCGCCACTTAAAGAACAGGCAGACTCTTTGGATGGTTCTGATAAATCTAGTGGTGGTTGGAAAAAAGGCATCCCTGGTATGAAATCTTGGAGCATTGAATATGATGGTCTATATGTGTTAAATGACAATGCAGTGGATATCTTGCGCTATTCTTTCCGTGAAGGTAAAGCTGTATATGTTCGTGTAGAATATCCGGACGGTTCTTACAAACAAGGATGGGCGAATGTAACATCTTTTGAAGATAACAACTCTTCTGATGCAATTCAAACATTAAAGGTATCCTTGACAGGGTATGGTGCAATTAGCGATTTGATTGCGATTGGCGAAGTTAAAATTACATCTCCTACAGCAGCATTCTCTAAAGCAGCTACAGCAGATAAAACTGTAGCAGTAACACCTACAGACATTACAATTCGCACTGTAACCGATGATACTGGTACTGTATTAGTATTCGGAAAAGACTACGAATTTGCAGAAGGTACATTAACTTTGAAAAAGGAATACCTTAAAAATATGACAGTAGGTAACCATGTACTTGAAGCAAAATTTGCAGCAAAGACAATTCCTATCACAGTAAATGTAACAGCATAATTTTGTAATACAAAGGGCGGGATAAAACCCGCCCTATTTATATAAGGAGATAAAAATGAAAGAACAGACTACGTTGACCGTCAATGGGGAAAAATATGAATTATTGTATACACTTGGTATTATGCGTCAGATTGAACGAACATTAGGATGTTCTTTGATTTCAATCTTAGCAAGACTTGATGGTAAGGCTCCGGAACGGGTAGGTATTGATTTCATTATGGCAAACTTACAATATGCGGTAGTTGGTGGTTTATCAGAAGATAAAGCCTATGATCTAATCGATAAATATTGTGAAGGTGAAGGTACATTGGATACATTGGCAGGGTTCCTAATGATGGCGTTATATAATACTGGTTTTTTTATCCCAAAGCTACCAGAAGAAGTGGAAGCACAGGTGGAGGAACAGAAAAAGAAGTAGACTCCATTGAGGAATGGATTAGAACCGTAGAGCCAATAGCATATGGACCATTACATCTATTGCCTGATGCGCTTGAAAATCTAACTATGAAAGAGTTCTATTTATTACTTGATGGCCATTATGCCCGTAAAAAAGAAGAGGACTATAAGCAAGCATATTTCACTTACTGGATGCTTGCTCCAAACTTAGGTAGAGAAAGCAAAATTACAGTAGATGATATTTTCAATCCATTACATCAAGATATGGTAAAGGATAAGGAAAGCGAAAAAGAGGAGCTATTACGTACATTTAATTTATAAAGAAAGGAGGTGGAATGATGGGAACAACCATAGCAGATTTAGAGGTTAGGATAGGTGCGGATAGTAATCAGTTTAAACAAGAACTACAGAAAGTAGAAACGCAGGTAGGGAAAGCATTTAATGTAAACCCAATTAATGAGTTCTCTACAAGTGTAGATAGTGTAACGGGTCGTGTAGGTAGTTTGGTTAGTAAGTTTACAGCTATAGCAGGAATTATGGCCGGAGGATTTGGACTAACATCCATGATTGAAGGTTCTGTGAAAGCTGGCGAAGCAGTTTACCAATTATCTCAACGGTACCAGATCACAACTAAAGAAGCATCTGAAATGAACCGAATTCTAAAAATTACAGGTTCTGATGCGGATACAGCAGCTAAAACAATTATGCGATTGGATAAAGCGTTATCCGGAAATAGTAATGAAGGTAAGAAAGCCCAAGAAACACTAAAACTATTTGGTGTTTCATTAACTGATACTAATGGTAAGATGTTACCAATTAATCAACAATTGGCGGAGTTAGCCAAAGGATATAAAGCGGCTGCTGATGCGGGATATGGGCAGGAATATGTGATGAATACCCTTGGTGTTCGTGGTCTTGCTTTAATTTCTGTATTGCAGAATTACAATGAAGCGGCGGAAGTTGCTAGTAAAGTCAAAGGAATTGGTCTAAATCCAGAAGAAATGCATAAAGCATCTCTTCAATTGAAAGAGATGGAATTGCAGTTTGGACAACTTAAACTAGCGAGTGGCGCAGCCATTACACCATTAGTAATGGAATTATTACCACAATTACTACCGTATTTGCAAGAATCGGCGGTATGGATTAATAAAAATAAAAATGAGATTGCAAGTACGGCTAAAACATTAGTTCAGATTGTAGCATTGTATGAAAGCATTAAGATTGCTAAAAAAGCAGCGGCGGCAGTTAATGCAGTAGTATCAACTGTGAAAAATTCGCAAAGCCCAATGGGGTTAGATACAGCTGAATTAACAAGAGCGCAAGAAGCACAGATTAATAAAGCACTTAGAGATAATGAACGTGTATATGCACAAATGCGAAGAGAAGCTATTAAAACAGCTAATCAACAAAAGTTATCTGCAGAAGAAACGAGTGCATTTTTAGCGCAGGAATTTAGCAAGATTAGTATCAAGGCAACGCAATCAGCAGAGCAAATTCGAGCGGCTATGACTATTGGCTTTCAAGGCGTAAGGGCAGAAGCGGCAGAAAGTTCAATTGCAGTTAATAGATCCATATTATCTACAGGGGTAGCGGCAGAAGAATCAGCAAATCTACATGTAGCGTCTAATGTTCGCAAAGTAGAAAGTGATATGGCTGTAGTAGCTAGTCAAGGTAAAGTAGGTGTAGCTGCAACAGTTGCAGGCACAAAAGCCGTAGAAGCTAGTGCAACAGCAACAGCAGCGGCAACAGCAAATATTGAAAAGAATGCAGTATTAGCGGCAAGCTATGAAGGTGTCGGTGTAAGAGCCACAACGGCAGGAGCGGTAGCAGTAAGTGCAGCAAGCAGAGCTATGGGAGCTGTTACAACATTAACACGAGCAGTGTGGGCACTTGCTGGTGGATGGTTAGGTGTAGCGGCAGCCGTAGGATTTGCACTATATTCTATGGGACAAGCCAATAAAGCAGAGGCGGAATTCCAACACGCCAATGAAGTAACCTTGATGGATAAGGGAAAGAAATATCATCTTGCAAAAAATAGAGAGGGTAAAGTTGTTTTTGCCAATGATAGTGCCGGTTATGTAGAAGTACCTGAGCGATTAAGAAATAAATATGAATCTTATGTATCAGCACAAAAAAAGGCTAGTGCAGATGCGGCATTAGGTGAGATTAAAGCAGAACAAGCTAAAATGCAAGCTGAGTTAGCTACACAAATGCAAAACATATCGAATATTGGAGATTCTATAAGTAAAACATCTACCACTACGACTCATAAAGATACTTCAAGTGCAGCAGAAACTGTTAGGTTCATGATTAATCAAGGTATTGATCCACGTATAGCATTTGGTATGGCTGGTGGGAATATGCTTGAATCAGGCGGAAATACAAAGAACTTAAATGCAAAGGCTGTAAATCCCAATGGGGGCGCATTCGGTATTCAACAATGGTTGTTAGATAGAAAAGAAGATTTATTTAACTTTGCAAAGCAGAATCATTCAGATCCATATGATATCCACACTCAACAAGCGTTTCAGGTATATGAAATGCTATATGGGAAAGAAAAGGATAATTATAAGAAAGCATTAGCAGAACTTGGAAATAGTCAAGATGTAGGATTAGCGGCTAAGTTAGTTGACAAATGGATAACACGTTCAGAAGGAACGGAAGATATTAGGTCTCAAAAGGCAGCCAATGCACAATTACTTTATAAAGACATGAAGGGTGAAGGGGGCCTTACTGGGGCTGATATATTACGCCGTCAAAAATCAATTGATGATGCAAAAAAGGATTTAAAGAATTTAGAAGGTGAATTAAAACAAAGTATCACTGGAGAAATTGGTACATCTTATGAAAGTGAAATTCAAAAGATTGAGGAGGATGTACGAAAAAAATCAGAAGCAATCAAGAAGATTAAAGATGTCAGCGATACGATTGATACCTCAAATGCTGAAAAGCTATTAGATCAGTTTAAAACTGTTGAAGTAGATAAAGTAAATAAAAAGCTACAGGAGCAACGGGATAAATTAAAACTGGATACAGCCAAAACTAATGCAGAAATCTTAGGAAACTATAAAGATTTAGCTGAACAACAGTTTATAGTATCTAAAAATGAACTAGATAGAGAGCGAGAGGAACGCCTAAAATCAGTTGCAAAACAAAAGGATGATGCGGAAGCTAAAGCGCAGGTTGAGGAATGGTATACAGCCAAATATAAAGCCTTAGTAACAGAACGTGAAACGGCAGAACGTGAGTCATATGATAAAGCTGTTAAATTAGCAATTAGCCGACATGATAAAAATAGACTCCAACAATTAACAAGTTCAAAAGATGCAAAACAATATAGGGACTGGGAAGGCGATACTGCTAAACTACAGACATTCTATAAACTTTGGGAACAAGGTAATATGTCGATGTCAGCTGCCACAGCAGAAGCAGCTGAATCATTTGCTAGTGGATTATCTTCTATCTTTTCAAATCTAGCAACAGATATTACAAGCGTAAAAGATTTAACCCAAAATATGGGTAAATTAATTCTTAGTACAGTAGTCAATATCATTGCTAAAATAGCGGCTGCAAGATTAGCGGCAGCATTGTTAGGACAGTCATTGGGGGGAGGGACTCCAAGTATTGCTAGTGGTGGTAATGTACAAAAATTAACAATGCAAGGATTTGTAAATAGTGCCATTGCTAGAATGCCTAATATGCCCACATATAAGTTTGCAAGTGGCGGTGTAATTACTGCTCCAGTAATGTCATTAATGGGTGAAGGTAAAGATAATGAGGCTGTATTACCTTTAAACCAAAATACATTTGCTAGTCTTGGGCGTAATATTGCGAACACCATAGGCGGGGGACCGGTTATGGTGAATGTAAATAATTACACCAACAGCAAGGTTACAGTTACGGAAGAAACATCAACTGGTGATATAAAAACACAAATTGTAAATATTGTGATTGAAGAAATAGCTAGTAACCGAAATGGAAGCCAAGATATTTTGAAACAATTAATAGGAGGTAGGCGATAATGTATGTGTTTCCTACAGATATTCCGGAACCGATTATTCCGGCCGCATCGAATTCCGGAAGTACTTATACGGAAGTACTAACAGATAGTACAATCACATCCACTACGGATGCCAACTATAAAATAACACGGCCGAGAACAACAAGGGTGATTGGAAACTGGACATATACATGGCTAGGACTTAGTGATGAAAACTATGAAAAGTTAAAAGCGTTCTGGAAGAAAGTTAGAACATCAGAAGAGTTTGAATTTAAAAATTATACGGATGGGAAAACATATAGATGTAGATTCGTAGATAAGTTTAGTTTCCGATTAGATTATCCAATTGGGTGGTATGGATCATTACAATTTGAGGAGGTGTAACAAATGCTAAGATGGCCTGCTACGGCAATTATTGAAAAGAATAAATTAGCAAGTGATGCCCCTTTCTTGGTATTGGTTAAAATGGTCCATTCAGAATTAACAGAGCCAATATGCTTGGTTAGAAATACAGAAAATATTACATGGGATGGGCAAGAATGGCAAGCATATCCTATGAATTTTGACATCAATACAATTGATGGACAAACAGAACCTAAGTTAAGTTGGACTGTGTCTAACTGTGCAGGAACATTGCAACAGTATATACAAAAATTCAAAGGATTCACAGATGCGGAAGTAACAATATATGTTGTACATGCGAATATGCTAGACAATACAGAGCCGCTACAAGCTTTTGAATTCACTGTAACAACGACTCAATACGATGAGGAGTGGGTAACATTTATACTAGGTGCATCACCAGAAACAGTAGTTAAATTTCCAACCCATATTTATATGGCGCATTATTGTCCGTATAGATTTAAATCAGTTAGATGTGGATATGCAGGAGGTAAAGAGCCATGCAATAATACATTGGAAACATGTAGAATCCCATCACGATTTGGGGGAGAGGAAGGTATGAATGGAAACAATGTTTAATTATGATGATCTAATAGGCATTCCATTTGTAGATGGTGGCCGAGATATAACAGGGTTAGATTGTTGGGGCCTTGCGTTGGAATTATTTAAACGACAAGGCCATATTATTCATGATTATTCTATATCTTCGGAAGAAGCACATGTAATATCAGATACTATGCAACATGATTTAAATGAGATGTGGCAAAAAATAGAAGAGCCTAAAGTAGGATGCTTGGTGATTATTCGACTGGCAGAAAATGAATGGGCGAACCATTGCGGAATTTATATTGGTAATGGTCATTTTATTCATGCCTATTGTCATGAAACAGGTGTAGTAATTGATAGAGTTCGTAAATGGAAGTCAAGAATACTAGGTTTCTATATTCCAACAGAAAGGGCATTATATAATGATTGAAATTGTTGAAATAAAGAATCCGTTTGAACCGAATAAAAAGGAACGAAAAAAGGTAGAGTGTACAGATGGTACACTCTATTCTTATTTAGATCCAACAGATAAAGATGTATACCTAAATGGAATACTTGTATTGGATCCTGTAAATTGTTTTCCACAAGATGGAAATCAAATTGTAGTAACTCCACATATTGGTAAAAGCATAAAAGGGATACTTGGTATGGTGGCCATGTTAGCATTAGCAGTCTATGCACCTGTATTGGCTGCAAAGTGGCTACCGGCAACAGCTAGTAAATTAGCAATTGGACTCATGACAGGGGCCATTACAATGGTTGGCGGTAAGCTGATAAATAGCATGCTCCGATTAAACCAGATAGGTAGTACATCAGAAAATTCACAAAGTACATCTTATGGATGGTCATTGCCAAGCGTACAGACATATGAAGGTGGCGTGATTGCAGAAACATATGGTGAATGTATTCCAACCCCTCAATTATTAATGTGTCATGTAGAGACAACAAATACAGATGACCAGGATAAAAATGTTCAATATTTGAATTTATTGTATTGTGGCGGATGGGGCCCTGTGGATAGTATTAGCAATATCCGCATTGGGACAACACCTATAGAAAACTTTACGGATGTTCAGATTGAAACAAGGTTAGGCGAAAATAATCAAGAGCCGATATCATTCTTTCCAACTACTGTATTAGACCAATCAATAGGTCTTGAGTGTGCTGAAAATAAACCATTAATTAGAACAACAGATACTAAGAAAGCTAAGAAGTTAGAAGTAACAGTTGAATTCCCTAATGGATTATACAAGGTAAATGATAGCGGCGATTATGATAAGAATACAGCCGAGTTTCAAATCATGTATAGGAGAACAGGCACAACGGAATGGAAAGATTTTGGCGGTGATGATAGTAATCATATTGTTAAATCAAACGGAAGATTATCAAATATAGTTACAAATGTAAAATCCATAGGTAATGCAGCACCGCTAGAGGTATGGACGTTAGTAGCAAAAAAGGATAAAGATACTCTAAGTGTAACTGGTAGTATAAGTGGCAAGAAAAAAGAGGCTAAGTATGGTGAACATTATGATAATGGCATAATATCTTTTGACTTAAAGAAACGAGAAATCTTTATGAAAAAAGAAGGCACCATAACCATTACTGTTCAGAAGTCTACGTTTAGCCTTACAAAAGCAACTAGCCAAGCTGTGCGTAGATCATATCAATTTGAAATGCCTGAGGCAGGGCAATATGATATTAAGGTTGTAGGCACTAAGTTACCAACAACAACAAGGGCAACAGCTTATATGACATGGTCAACTTTATCAAGCTTTATTATGGATAGTGCATATAGTAGACCAGGTAAGGTGTTAATTGGATTACGGATTAAGGCAACTAACCAACTATCCGGAGGTATTCCAAATGTTAATTGGAGACAAATAAGAAACACAGTACATGTATTTGATTGGGATACAGGAACATATGTTGAAAAAGATGCAAAGAACCCAATATGGGCTGCATATGATATGTTACATAACTGTAAGCGTTTGTATAACATTAATACAAATGTTGAAGAATATGTAGTTGAAGGTGTACCGGCTAACAATTTCAAACAGTATTGGGATGAATGGAAAAGTGCGGCGGCTTATGCAGATGAAGAAGTATCTATGATTAGTGGAGAAAAAGAACGAAGGTTCAGATTTGATGCGGTCATGGATACGACACAGACAAGATGGGAAGCGGCACAAAAGGCAGCAACATCCGGACGAGCCACAATATTAAGGCATGGGACACAATATGGCATAGTGGTGGATAGACCAAGTAACATTGTACAGGTATTTGGAGAGGGGCAAATAGTAAAGTCATCCTTTAAAGGTGAATACTCATCTAGGGATGATAGGGCTCGTTCAGTAGAAATTACATATAATGATACAGATAATGACTACAAAAATACTGTATTTATGGTGCGAAGTCCAAACTATGCAAACAATTTAAGGAAGAATGATAATACGGCTAAATTATCATTGTTTGGTGTAACAAGACGTTCACAAGCATACAGAGAAGGAATGTATCTAATGGCCACAAATGAGAGACAGTTACAGACTGTTACATTTGGTACAGATATAGGCGGTATGGTGTGTGAATATGGCGATGTTATAGGCATCAATCATGCGGTTCCTCAATTTGGAGATGCTAGCGGTCGTATTGTAAAAGCAGAAGGCAATACAGTCGTATTGGATAAATTTGTTGTACTGAAACCGAATAAAAATCATAGTATTATGATTCGGTTAGAAGATGACAGTATTATTACAAAGCAAATCCAAGCAGTAACAGAGGAAACAAATACAGATACAATTACTGTAATTGGTGAATTTTCACAACAAGAATTGCCTAAACGATATGATCCGTATATGCTCGGTGAAGCAAATAAGGAAGTCAAACCATTTAGGATTACAAAAATTACAAAGAATGGAGATAACCAGGTAACGATAACAGCTACAGAATATGATGCGGCTGTATATGAACTTGATTATAGCCGGTATCCAGTAATTGATTATGCCAAGGTAGAAAAAGAATTATCGGTAAAGGATATTAAGCTAACTAAGATTGTAAATACGTTAAAAGATGGGACTGTACTATGTGATATTAAGGTCGATTGGGTGTTACCAATCAGTAATCAATGTAAACAAGTACAGGTATATTACAAGCGTACAAACGAAGAAACATATACTTTACTAAATACATTTAGTGGCAACGAAACATCAGCAGTCATTAGATCAGTACTTACAACACAAAATTATATGGTTCGCATTATATGCTTAAATGATTTAGGAATTGCCGGACCTGGAATAGAAAAAACTATATATATTGCTGGCAAGGAAACAGCACCTGCAGGGGTAAAACAATTCACAGCCACACAGGATGTTGTAAATAGTAGTATTCTACATTTGCAATGGGCGCCTAATCAGGAGCCGGATATATATGGGTATCGTTTATATGATGACACAGGGAAAGAACTTGTAAATTATATAGGATCCACAAATTATACGTTCTTTGCAACAGAAAGCAAGACATATACATTTGGGATTAAAGCAATTAATACGTCTGGGATTGAATCTGAAACTGCTACAAAGGTAAGTATTCAAATCACAATCACAGAGGGAAGTATAGCCGTTCCTGACAAAGTTAATTCAGCAAGTATTGAATTAACAAAAGAAGGGGTATTACTTGAATGGACTCCAATTACAAATACTTATATTGATTTCTATGAAATCAGAAGTAATAGTAATACAGGTGATTTACAAGGCTTGATTGTAAAATCAAATTCTATTAGAGAGATTATACAACTCAAAAATAGAAAAGGAGACCTATTAATTTACGGACACAATCCGGTAAAAGGATATGGGCCAGGATTAAATGTGTCCTATGATTTTCAGAAACTTGAAGCACCAATAGTAACATCTGTAAATATGGTTAAAGGATTTGCCTTATTAATATCAAATATGCCTAGTACTGCTAATAGCATTAGGTTTTATATTGTAGGTTCTGCAAAGACAGATATTCTTAATTCTACAGGGAATACGATAACTTACACGGGTGATGCGGATATTTATCGTGTAAAAGCAGCCTTTATTGATGCTATAGGTGAAGGAATTGAATCCAATGAATTATTAGTTACTGTATCAGCAACAATAGATCCAGCGTTATTAGATAAAGAAAGTTTGGGGCTGAAAGAATTTGATAAACGTGTTAATGAGTTAAGTGCAGAATTTAATAAAGTATCTGAAGAATATAGTGTTACAGTTAAAAACCTACGCAAAGACGTAGAAACAAAAATATCTCAACTTGATGACGGCATAGACATTAAAGTTACAAAAGGTCTTAAAGCATTAGATGGGAATGCTATTCTATCAAGAATAAACCTTTATGAAGGTGGCGTTAAGATTGATGGTAAATTAATTCATATTACTGGTGATACTCTCATTGATGGAAATATCATCACAAATAGGATGATACAGGCGAGTTCAATATCTGCTGATAAATTGAAAGTGGATAGTTTATCTACTATATCTGCATATATTGGTGGCACACTACGAGGCGGCAAGTTAATTGGTACCGAAATCCAAAACGAAAATGGTTCATTTAAAGTAGATGCCAACGGCAACATTAAAGGTGCTAATATTACGGGGTCCCGAATTGATGCCAATAGTGTCTATGCTGAAGGGCAACAATTAAAGCCGTCTTTCGTAAAACGAATGAATGTTACTAGTGGGGACAGAATAGAGATACCGCCAGGGTATTCGTGGGATAAGACTTTAATATTCTTACGTTGGGTATCTGATCCAATGGAGCAAGGCAAATATGAATATTCCGGTACGTATATGTCTAGTAATGAAATCGGTGCAATCCAACGGATTGCGCAAGAACGGTTTAAAATGACACTCAACATGAGAGACCGCTGGAGCATGAACGGATTTGGTGGCGATTTATTGAAAGGAAATGTTGACGGCAGCAATGAAGATATCACATCCAGGAATGGAGGAAGGTTCATATCGTTCAATCAAGGAAGGCCTGTATACGGTGTAGTTCAATATTCTGGTATAGTTGATAATCCGCCTCCAGTATTTAGGGTTACATCAAGTGAAGGCGTTGGTGTTAAAAATAAACCTGCTGAAATTTATGGCTTAGGGATAACCGAAAAGGGCTATTTCTATTACGGTAAGATATCAGCTCGTTATGGTGGTTGGGGCCGTGCAGGTATTACGATTATGTCATTCTGGTAATAAGGAGGTGCGTATATGAAGGAATATGACTTTGATTTACATGTAGGTCAAGACTATGGATTGACCTATATCATCGAGGATGGTGGACCATATGATGGGTACACCGCCATCATGAAAGTTAGGCGAAAGCCTGACACAAATGAGGTGCTATCCGTTAACGGAGTAATAGAAGATAATCGCATCACGTTCCGTATGAACGGCAACGATACTGTTAATAAGGTGGAGGCTAAAGGTGTTCATCAATATGATGCGTTCGTTTACAACGATGATCGTAGTTTGAAATTAGGTTTTGGTGAAGTCAATATCATTCAAGATATTGCACGTCATTAATGAAAGGGGATTATATCATGGCAGAAGAACAAGTAATTAATTTGAAAATTCAGGGCAGTCCGGTATTTAAATTAGAGGGACAAAATGGTAAAAGTGCATATGAAATATGGTTAGAAGAAGGGAATACTGGAACAAAAGACGACTTCCTTAACTCCTTAAAAGGCATTAACGGTAGTCCTGGCTTACCAGGTAAAGATGCAACATCTGATGGGGCCTATGAAATGTTGTTAGGGCTAAATGTTTATTGTGAAAATGCAACTCCTAATGAAGTATTAAAAGGTCTTATCCGTGGCTTAGGTGATGTCATTAAAAAGCCATTTAAGCCACTAGAATTTGATAGACCACAAAAAGGACAGAATTATATTAATGTATATGGTACACCTCACTTTAAGGTAGCATTACTTGGTAAAGGTGCTGCATTTGGTGTAAGTATTGGTGATGACGGTAATGGTCGATTAGACCTAGATAGTCCATTCGGCGGTAGTGATATTGAACTTGAATACTTTAATATGCTAGGCAATATCGTAGGTACGTATCGTGTATCCGGATATGGTGATGTCAAAACAGAAATAAGCGATAGTGAATTTGCAAATACTTATGATACTCAAAATTTCGAGTTCCCAGAAGTAACTACTGTAGGAGCATATGCTTTTAACTCTGTAGCTAAAACTATTAAATTGCCTAAAGCGGTTAGAATTAATAAGACTGCATTTGATAATTGCGCAGATGTTAAAGAAATATATATTCCTAAGTTTATTATGCAAGCTGGAAATGAGTTCCAAACAATTAATATGACAGAACTCAAAAAATTAGTTTTAAATGATGAGTCTGATGTTGAGGCATTATTTAAAATGCCTTTAAGCAGTGGCAAAATTTATAACCAAGACGAAACAAAGTATTTTGTAAAAGCCTCTAAATCTTGGGTATCAGCTTAATAAGGAGGTAGCGAATGGACGAAATCAGAATACTTCTGATGGATGTAGGCATCCCTGCCTACTTCGCTGACATTGGATTCTGGGTAACCCTGTTAGGGGTTATCTGGGCCGCCCTTCGGGGCTCGTTTCGTGCGATGGTGTGGTTTTTAGAGCATACCTCGCTAGTTGCGGTTAAGCAAGAATTAGACGACCATTTGGCTCGACGCATGGATAAGCAGCGTAAGGACTATGACGATAAGTTATCTGATGCTATCAATAGTATCGCTGACTTAACAAAAAGTAATCAGGAGATATTAAAGCAGTTGGTCAAGCTGGAAGAACGAGATGCTGCGAAGTTTCATAGGCTTAACAACCTCGAAACTACAGTTCAGAGTCTGAGTACTGAACTGATGCATATCCAAGTTCTAAACAATATGCCAATAGGAAGAAGTATCACGCTCAGTACTGATGATATAGGAGGTGACTGATAATGAAATATCAAATCATGAACCGACTGAAATCCGCATATGGTGCTGTTCGTGTTGCTAACATTAGACCTACCGGAGTATTAGCAACACGGATTCTAGTACTTGTTATGCTAATTCCTATTTGGCTAGTCATAACAGAGTATGTTATGGCATTTGCTAGGGGCTATGTATCAAGTGAAACTAATAAGCTGATTGATGTTGGGCTCAATATTATTGACCACATATTCATTCCTAGTGTATTGACAGCCGTAGTAGGCTTCCTAGGCCTTTGGTTGGATAGAAACAATAATGGTGTCCCTGATAAATTAGAAGGAGGTAGTAGTAATGACGAAAATATTTATAAATCCAGGTCATGATATTGACCTGGACTCTGGAGCAGTAAATCCTAACACAGGACGTCGTGAATGCGACGTTGCTCGTGATGCGGGTAAGTTATTGGCTTGTTATTTACAAACTGCAGGATGTGAAGTTAGAACTTTACAAAATGATGATTTAGGTCTTGTGTGTGAAACGTCTAACGAATGGGGAGCAGATATATTTGTGTCTCTGCACTGCAATGCTTTTAACACTCAAGCTAGGGGTACAGAAACTTTGTACAAGTCTTTCAATGGCCAACGTCTAGCGAACGATATCCAATCGCAAATCATCCGTAGTATTAATACGGTTGATCGTGGTGTAAAACAGCGTACCGATTTATGGGTATTAAACGGCACGGATGCAACAGCTGTGTTGGTAGAAATGGCCTTTATCGATAATGATGAAGACCTAGCACTACTTAACAATGACCTTGATACTATAGTGCGTGCCATAGCAAGGGGCATTACGGACTTTATAGGAGGGGAATAATGTATGACAAAATCAAAATTTTACTTAATCACCCTACTTACCGCTATATTATTATCGGTGGTATTGGGTTCATCCTCATCCTTTGCATCGGATACATATTCTACCAACCAAACGGAAGCGACTATCAGCGTGCCCGTGAGTCAGTGGAACGAATTGAAAAGCAACAACGAGAAAGCATTAAGCTTAATCGAGACATCCAATCTTCCATTGACAGAAGCACAGAGCTTAGTCATGAAGCAAAAGGAAGAGTTGAGCAAAGCACACGATACAATCTCGACATTGGAAACCGAATTAATGAAAGCCAAAATGCTATCAATGAAGCAAGAAGTTACCTTGTCAGAAATGTCGAGCTCTTTGATAGAATTGAAAGAGAAAGTCGAAAAAGACGAGAGAACTATCAAACGACTACGGATGCAACGCAACCTATCTCAAATGGTTGGAGCGGGAGCAGTAATCGGAGTAGTGATTCATCGATGACTGAGAGGTGATCCAATTATCTCCTGAGCATGAGCAGGTGGACTCATGGATTGATAGTAATTAACCAAAAGACCTTACCAGAATATAACTTGGTAAGGTCTTTTTTTATGTTTGATTTATTGCATGCAATCTAAAAATGTGGTGTAATTAGGTTACATAATGGGAGGTGGATGAAATGCTAAAAGTTCTTAATTGCAATCCACATTTTATGAGGGACCCCGTGCCTGTGTCAAACTATGCTGAAGCGTGGGACGTAATATGTTCTATGCAAAGAGAATTAGGTGAGGGTATCCTTGCTGTTGACAGGGCAACTTGGGAGGACATTGGATTGGCTAAGCATTTCCCTGAGTTTGTTTGGAAAGAAAATGTAAAGGCGGTCTACATTAATGGCGACAAAACCTTACTGATTCCTGCCCCGCGGAGATATAGTAGATCTAATGTTTTGAAGCTTATCAAATTCTTTGGACTCCACTATTCTATCCGAGAAATATAAATGTGAGCGTGAGCATTTTAAAATCAGATTAAACTTAAAATGTAGAAAACTAGATAATGATATCTATGGTCTGCTGGGTTAGAAGTTAAATTATTAGTTAGAATTTAAAATGGATATCAGTGAAGATATAGTCAACTTTGATAGCCATTTTTTTGAATATATTAATAAAATTAAATGAAGTTCATCAAAAACTCATAAAATACTTTTCATTATATAAATAATTAGGTATAATTATCTAAACAAGAGAGGATGGTAGTGTGGGTAAAAAGCAAAAAGTAACAAATGAAATGGCGTTATATGAGTTTATGAGCGTTGGACGGCTAATGTTAGCTAGAATTTTTGCAATGGGGTTATCTTTATTTTTTTTATGGAATAGCATTTATTCTACAGGAGAATTCTTTAAATCTCTTGTGTTGATAATAATAGCTCAATTATTATATAATGTAAGTATAAAAGCGAAAACAACAATACGAAGCATTTTTTCTTTTATTGTATTATTTATTCTATTAGTTTTATTATTTATGGGATTTATAGGTGTATGGGGAAATGCAGTAATTACCCCTAGTGCAGCTGGACCATATATTACCATTATTAATAATGGTGAAATGTATTATTTGTTTAGAAGTGTTAGTGTAGTTGTTTTTATGGCATTTGTTTTTCCGATTATATATATCATTGAATGGGTTACTGGCTATAATGTAAAAGGAGGATGATCATCATGTTGGAATTATTGATTATTATAATATTAGCAACATATTTGGGATTATTCTTAGCCAATATATTAAAGCTTAATACCGCGGGGGTTTTGTATGGTAGAGTATTTTTTGCTGCCATAATACCTATTATACATTTTATAATTGTTCCATTCGGAATATTATTTAAGGGATTAAGAGATGGGATGTTTTTTAAAGTATTGTTATTGATACCTCAATATTTTTTGATTTATCCTGTAGTTTTGGCACAATATGCAGCAACTGTTAAGCCGTTAAATGAAAGACAGAAAAATGTTGTAAAAGTAAAGCAAGATATTGATGACTATGAGTCTGTATCGGAAGATATGTTATTATCACCGTGTTAGTAAAAAGCCTATCTACAGAATGTAGATAGGCTTTTTATATGAAATATATATGCCCCTATAGTGCCCCCTATAGATTAGCCAATAGGCATTGTATTGATTATAATTGAGATAGTAAAGTACATACCCTCAATCCGCACCAAAATATAAAGACCTACAGTTTACTGTAGGTCTTTTTTTCGTTATTTTGATATTAAAATACATTTAATGAGTTTATCTTCTCCTTTTAAATCTGAGAAGTGTTGGCAGGTTTTCACAATCCGTGTACAATCATAGTAATTAATGATATACATTTATGTGTGTAGTTTTCAGTATGAGAGAAGATTATGGTTTTTAATTATGGCGAGACCTTACGTATCCGAAGGGATTTATATACGATCTTAGGCAAGATACGCTATATTGATACTCATGGAAAAATTGGGTATGAGTATAAGTTAGTTAGACATAAGAATAATGCAGAGTTTTGGCTCAGTTGGGATAAGAAGCGAGATGCGTACCAGTTTTCCAAGTTGTGTGGAAAAGCACTACCAGCCGATATGAAACTCGTAGATAGTGGTTATGAGATGGTAACAGGCACTTGGGGTGAGGTAGACGTAGGTACTACTGATACTGCTAAATATAAAGAGTATGAAAATGCTGATGGTACTGCTACGTTTTCTGTTCAAGAGTGGGCTTTTGAAACGGAATATTCAAAAGGCTTTTACATTAATAAAGAATACGTATCTGTCGAAAAGGATTCAGAGGTAACCGAGTCTATTCTAGATAAAATGGATACGATTAAGAAGCTAAAGTTCATAGGACCAATCGGTTGGATTTTGGGGAACTTACTACTTTATATGCCAATCTTTGATATAAAAATATTGAATGATGTACGTGATGTACTTACATGGCCTTATATAGTAGCTGGGAGTATAGTCCTTGGTATCATTGTGGCTTGTGCTTTCATTATTTCGAGAACTATGCGTTGA